ATCAGTAAGAAGGGTGAGGATATGAAGGGTAAGTTTGGTCGTATCCTTGGTGACTTTGATGTCTATGATGCAACTACAGATGCATGGCGTCCAGTCACAAAAATTATGATTGAAGAGCATCACGCTGTTCCTTATCATGGTCAAAGCAAACAAGATATTGTTTTTGAGCATTTAGAGAACAGAGGACACTTAATCAAGGCAGGTATTGTAGAACTATAATGGCAACGCTTTTTGATGAGATACTAACCAAAGGTGTCCGTGCAGGACAAATACCCGCACGTACACAGAAAGCACGTGACTGGTATCGTGAAACAGCATCAGAATATAAAAATGTTAGAGAGAATCAGTTGTTCGGTAAGAAGAGTGATAAAGAAAGAATGATGTCTCAACCTCTTGTGGGTGGCATGTATATGATGGAATACGTTGCAAAGGGCAGAGCAACATTGCCATATTACGATAGATTACCTTTGATCTTCCCATACAAAAAGGTTAAAGGTGGGTTCTTTGGATTAAATATGCACTACTTACCTTTGGATGTGCGAGCAGGTTTAATGGATGCTCTATACGATACTGCCAACAATAGAAAATATGATGAGACAACACGACTAAAAATATCGTATCAGATACTTGACAAAGCAGCAAAGTATCGTGACTTTAAACCTTGTGTAAAAAGATATTTGACATCACAAATATCAAGTAGATTTTTATACATATATCCATCAGAGTGGGATATAGCATTATTTTTACCAACAGAAAGATTTGTTGGTGCATCAAAATCAACAGTATTTGCAGATTCAAGAAGGGCTATCAGGGGGTAGCATTACATGGCATTTAGCGTATCAGAATTTTCATCACAAGTAAATAAGCATGGGTTAGCACGGAATAATTTATTTGTTGCCGGCATCTCACCTTTACCTAAGTGTTTGCAAACAGATGCACCTCCAGGAAAAGAAATGTTGCCCATTCAAGACATTCCTTTCTTTTGTCAAACAGCACAATTACCAAATCTTGACGTAAATGTAACAGACATCAAACAAATGGGTCATGGTATATCTCACAAACGTGCCACAGCAATGGAAAATAATACAGTTACGTGCATTTTTATGGTTGATGCTGACTTTGCTATCAAAAAATTCTTTCATAGATGGAATCAAGGTATCATTAATCATGGCAATGGTCAAGGCATACTAAATAATGTTGACGGAAGAAAATTATTTGAGTATAATTATCACGATGACTACACATCAACACTAGACGTTCTTGTTTATTCGTATGGTCAAGAGGCGATAACATACAATTACAAATTCAATGGAGCATTTCCTGTGTCAGTAGGCGGGGTTCAGGTTGCATGGGAGAACAATGCAGAGATTATGACTATGCCTATTACCTTTGCATTTGATTCATTCGAAGTTGATGGTGCACTTGATGGTAAAGTATCAGGCGTTGACTCATCCTTAGGTTTGTTAGGTTTCTTATCATCTATAAATAGTGTAGCACAATCGATAAAAAGCCTCAAAAAACCTAAGAACGTACAGGATTTGATTACACAAACAAACAATGTAGGAAGATTAATAAACACGCTTCCATTTTGATTATTTTATAGGAGTATAATATGGGATTACCCAAGATTGACCAACCGTTATTTGAATTGACTATTCCCTCTACGGAACAAAAAGTAACATTCAGACCATTCACTGTAAAAGAAGAAAAAGTTCTTTTGATCGCTCGTGAAGCGGGTGATATAGATCAAATTGTCCTTGCAGTTAAGCAAATTATTGGCAATTGTTGTAATGATTTAGATGTAGAGAGTTTGGCAGTATTTGATCTTGAATACTTAATGCTACAAATTCGTTCTAAATCAGTGAACAATGAAGTGAAATTCACAATCAAAGATCCGGACACTGAAGAAGAAATCGAACTTAAACTTGATATTGATGATATAGAAATAACTCGTGATCCTAATCACTCTAAAAAGGTTGTTTTGAACGATCAATATTATATGATGATGAGATACCCAACAATCAATGAACTTGCATCATTACAAGTTAAAGAGGGTGAATCAGAAGAAGAAGTTTTATTCAATACAATGATTGCATGTATCGAAACGCTTGTCGATGATACAACTGATGAAGTATATAACTTTAATGAGTTCTCTCCTGATGAGATCGAAGAATTTGTTGAACAGTTTACATCAGGTACTATCGCTGAGTTGCAACAATTTTTCTCATCAATACCTAAGATGAAATACTCGGTCGATTATGTTAATAAAGACGGAAAAGAAAAAACATTCACAATGGAGGGTGTTGAAACTTTTTTTACGTAATGTTGGTCCATAATTCACTAGCATTGTATTACCAAAACGTGTTTGCACTGGCTCAACATTATAAATATCAAATAAGTGAAATCGAAAACTTGTTGCCGTATGAAAGGGATATTTACCTAGATATGTTGTTACAGTTTATCGAAGAACAAAAACAAGAAAGGAGTTAATGAATGTCTGACGAAGAAACTAAAGTATACCATCCCGCTGACTCAAACGGCGATGGAAAGGTATCACGAAAAGAAGAGGCAATGTACCTCGAGTTTAAACGCAAAGAATTAGAAGATGCAGATGCTATGCGTGATGCACAGCGTAACATGGCATGGTTCTCATTAGGCGGTATGCTATTGTATCCATTCGCAGTTGTCTGCGCCTCAATGGCAGGTTTGGATCAAGCACAAGAAACATTAGGCGATATGGCACCAACATATTTTGTTGCTGTTGCTGGTATCGTTGCTGCTTTCTTTGGCACACAAGCGATGAAGAAGAAGTAAAATGGAAGCACCTTTAGCAGCGTGGAATGAATTGTCTTACTTTGATGGTATATTGTTTACTGTCTGGTTAGGTATACTTTACTATGGCAAATGCTGGATAGATAGTAAATTTAAGGACTAAGTAAATGGCACAGCGCCCACCTAAAAGACGACCTACCCCATCAGTTGTATCTTTATCCAAGGATACACTCAACGAGTTGATGCCCGCATTAGATTCATTCAAGGAATCTCTTGACTTGCAAGTAGATGCATTAGACAGCATCAATAATAATATGGGTGTGCTAAGAAATATTCTGGTTGAAAGCGCTGAAGACATGAAAAGAGAGAAAACTATAAAGGACTCTCAAGATAAATCATTAATAGACAAATTCATATCCAAAATTGGCCTAGGTCCAAAAAAACAAAAAGAAAAAGAAGGCACAACAATTCGTGGTGGCGTCTCTCGTGGCCTTGAAGCAGGCATTGGTGGCGGTTTAGGATTTATGATGAAACTTGCTGGCGTTGGTGTGGGCATTGCATCAGTCGGTGTCGGTATTGCTGGATTTATAAGTGCTATGGCAGGTGCAGATGCTGCTGCTCGTAAATTAGGTACGGGTGAGCATCTAGTACAACTTCTTGGAAATACCGCAGAAGGTTTATCGCAGTTCAATCTAACAAATGGCGCAGCGCTCGCTGGGTTACTTGCTACAGGTGGATTATTTGGTGCGTTTGCTGGCCCTGCAAAGGCAGGATTAGCAGCAGTCGGTATGACTGCATTAGGTTTGGGCATAGCAGGATTTATTGGCGGTTTAGCACTCGGTAGTACAGGTCTTGATCTTGCTGGTGTAGATCTATCAGCATTCCCCGAGCAAGCAAAAGGTTTGGCAGATGGATTGAATGCGTTTGCTACGTTAGATCCTGCCGCAGCTGCAGCATTAGCAGGATTGTTGTCTGCAGGTGGTTTATTTGGTGCGTTTGGTGGGTTCGGAACCTCAGTTAAAATGGCGCTTGGTATGACTGCTATCGGTGCAGGACTTGGCGGATTCATGTCAGCACTCGCCACCACAGGCGGATTATCAGCGATGGCAGGATTTGATGGTCAAGGATTCGCAACAACTGCAGGAAATATCGCTGAAGGGTTAGGTGCCTTTTCTGACAGAGATATGAAAGGATTGGCAGGATTATTTGCTGTTGGTTCAATATTCGGTGCAATTCCTGGCGGTTTAGCAGTTCAAGGTATGGCGGCATTAGGCGCTACTGCTATGGGTTTAGGTATTGGTGGATTCATATCTGGTATAGCATTAGGCGGCGGCATTGCAGGTTTGGTAGGTGCTGATGGAACAGGCACAAAGAATATTCTAGTCAATGTCGCAACAGGAATGAAGGCATTTAATGGCATTAAGGGTGATAATTTTGAGAAACTAGGCCTAGGCATGACGGGTTTAGGTGCTGGCATTGGTGCGCTATTCGTTGCATTGGGTGCTAATGGTGTAGTTCAAGGTATCAGGAACCTTAAAGATAACTTTATAGGATTCTTCACAGGCGAAGAAGTACAGGAAGCAAAAGGTCCGTTCGAATCACTCGCAGAAATGATCAAACCTTTAGAAAAGGTTGATTTCAGTCAAATAAACAATATTGATGGACCTAGATTCAGAAGTGCAATGATTGGCATTGCTGACGGATTAAACGCCTACTCAAAAGTGTCTTTAAAAACATCATTCAGAGATATTGGCGTTGCAATAAATCAATTCATGTCAGGCGAAAAAGGTGCCTTTGATAAGATTGCTGACTTAGGTGGTCAAGCAGATGACTTAAGAGAAGGTGCTGATGCACTAGAAAGAATTGCTGATTCAATGGTCGTTTTTTCAAATATAAAATTCAATACGAATGATATTGATTTTTCAGCGATGGCGAAAAAACTTGCACAAGCAATCCCATTATTACGAGGTCTTGCGAAAGGTGGAATCGTAGGAGAAGGTTTCTTTGATGGACCCGAGATCGATTTCGGTAAAGGATTGATTAATAATCCTGATATTGATCTTGATAAGATGGCAATTGCGATGAGAAAGGTCAATGAAATCTTAGGCACAGGCGCTTTAGGTATTTCGAATGATGCTGCTAGGACATTCTCTCGAGGTCAGATGGGCAGAAATGATACAAAAGGATCAGGTAGCACAAACATTAAAGGTGGCGATACAGTTAAAGGTGGAGACACATACATCACAAATAACTATGTAACGAACAACTACGCAACTTCAACACCTGCAAATCAATCACTCATTCCTAGTTTCCAAGGATAAAAAAAAGGCGAAGTCATCCTTGACCCCGCCCTTTCCCGAATCTCAAGGTAACTTATTAATCATCATTCGCTAGATTCTTAAAGAAGTCAAGCGTCTCATCATCATCATTACCCGCAAAGCGAGACTCTAGAGGAGAAGCTGCCTCTGCTTGCGCAGGCGCTGTCGCTGTTGAAGCAGGTTGTGCCTCTTGCGACTTGAATTTCGGAGTGAAATCCATCTCCCCACTGTCGTCCTCGGCAGTCGTGCTGGGTGCGTGTGAACTGCCATCAAGTGCCAATACTTTATATAACTTCGCTTGAAGTTCAGCATAGGACTTGAAGTTTTTAGGATCGACCAGTTCTGCTAGAGAGTGTTGTTGTTCCCAAACACCTTCTAATTCTTCGTCTGATAAATCAACACCTTGTGAGTTAGTCAATACACCTGGTGCAGAGAAATCTGACTTATCATAGTTACGATAACCTTCAACATTACGTGCTTTCAGATTGAAGTTTGCGCCTTCCCAGAAATCAAATGGGTTGATAGGTGCTTCATCAGGAAACTGAGGATTCATAACATCGTTTAGTTTATCAAAGATTTTCTTACCAAACTTGAACTTGAACACTTTGCCTTCGTTCTGTGGATTGGTAGGATCTTTAACTACATATACATTTGCCATGTAGTTTAGACGGCGTTTCTGCTTACGAGCAATATCCTTGTCGGAATCCACACCAGAATTCCATAACTTGCTGTTGTATTCAGAAACAGGATCGTCTTGACCTAGAGTGGTCAAAGAGTTTTCAATATACCAACCGCCTGGACCTTGGAATCCGTGATCCCAGATACGAACGAAAGGCATATCTTCTCCTGATGGAGCAGGAAGGAATCGAAGTACAGCGTAACCATTACCTGCTTTGTCAACTTCCAACTTCCACATGTCATCCTGAGCAGAATTAGATCCACCCTGAGTGTTCATCTTTTGAAGTTGAGAGTTTAGTTTGTCGAAAGACGAGGATCGTGCTTTCTTTAGTGATGCAAAATTGCTAGTCATAAAAATGCTCCTTGTATTAGCGTTATATAGCGTTGTATGCGTTATGTTATTTTACAATATATCGTTGTATTTGTCAACCAAAATCGAACGGAATTTATCAAACTCATAACCTTCTTTCATCATAAATGGACGATATTTGTTGACACTTTTATTTATAGAGGGAAATATTACACGATCAGCAACATTCTTTTCCCAATACTGGAAACATAATAGCAAATCATCCAGAATCACTAATGTTTCCAAACTCACTCTATGTTGCAAATAGAGGTTTATAATATGTGGGTTTTGCCCACTCACTACTTTGAACTCCTTATCAAAGTCAT